TATTGGGATTTGCTTTTAAAAGTTCGATAGCATTTAAATTGCTTGACAATTGAGACCAATCAATTTTATCGGGATTTGCTTTTAAAAGTTCGATAGCATTTGAATTGCTTGACAATAAAGACCAATCAATTTTATCGGGATTTGCTTTTAAAAGCTCGATAGCATAGACTGATTTATTTTTTGACAATTGAGACCAAACAATTTTATCAGGATTTTCTTTTAATAATTGGTCAGCACAAGAATTGGCTGATAATTTAAACCAATCGATTTTATTTTTATTGGTTGTTAATAGCTTAATAGCATATAATGACTGATTTTCTGATAATTTAGACCAATCAATTTTATCTTCATTTTTAAACAAAATAACACTAGCTTTTGAATTACCTGACAATTCTGACCAATCAATTTTATCTTCATATCTTTTTAATGTGTTTATCGCATTTGGATTTCTACATAATAATTTCCAATTTATATAATTCCTATCATTATAATATTCAATTGATTTTAAGGTCATTTATTGTTTTATACTATTATTAAAAAACTATTTAAAGATATTGCCAAAAATTCCTTAAATAGTTTTTCAAGGTTTATTATGAATTAGTTTAAGATATAATTCTATACTATTGGGATTTTTTGCAAATTCTGCCCAATCTATGTTATATTTATTTTCTTGTAATACTAAAAAATCTTCGTGACTTGTTGATAATGTTGCCCAATTAATTTTAGGTTTATTTATAGGAGTAATTTTGGACGATAATACTTTTACTTTACTTATAATAAATTCAACTAACATTTTTTATTATAAAATTATATAAAAATATTTTTAAATAGAATCTTTATATGGAACCTTTAGATATTATTTTTAATAAACACGATACTGACAAAAATTCTACCTTTCATAATTTTACAAGACAATATGAGAAATTATTAAAAGATTATAGAGATAAACCAATTAAATATTTAGAAATTGGTGTTTTTGAAGGAGGAAGTATTAGAGCATTTAGAGATGCTTTCAAAAACGCAACTTGTATTTTAGGATTAGATATCGATCATCGATGCAAAGTATATGAAAATCCGGAAAATAAATTATTTGTAGAAATTGGCGATGCTACTGATCCTGATTTTATTAATCAAGTAACTCAAAAATATGGCACATTCGATATAATTTTAGACGATGGTTCGCATATAAATGAAGATGTCGCTAAAACATTCGAATTATTGTTTCCGTTGTTAAATAACGGAGGTGTTTATATTGTAGAAGATACAGTATGCTATAAACATAGACATTATGTTAAAGAACCTAGTGACAATCATTTATTATATTTTTTTAAATATACTAAATTTATAAATCAGTCTAGATTTGATTCAACTGAAGGTGATATTAGAGATTTTTGTACTGATCCATATAAAATATTCAAAAAAACTAGTAATGTTTTTGAATATTCTATTGATAGAATTGAATATGGATGTTCCTATATTGCTATACATAAAGAAATAAAACATCATTGGATTGGAAATAATTAAAAAAATGATTTACTCATATTTTTATTTTTTTTAAACTTGTCCTAAATGAGTTCTTTCGATGACACATACGAATATATGCTTGATATTATTGAGACCTTAGAAAGCAAAATCAATTATCTAGAATCACATTTATTAAATTCATTGCAATCCAAACTTAAAATCAATAACAATTATATTGAATTGTTAGAAATAAAGTTAGAAAGCGAATTTAGTAAAAATGAAAAATTGAATGCAACTATAATCTCATTAGAAACTAAGCTCAAAGATCAAATTGATGAACTATTTTCAATTACTTATAATCAAACAAAAGTTTGTATTGCTGATCCTAAAATAACAAACGAAATCGTTGAATTGTTTGATAATAAATTAGATATCGAATTTGCTAAAAATGACGAATTGAAGAAACAAATAATTTTATTAGAAAACAAATTAAATGACAAAAAAGATTACTTGTATTCTTTTAACTGTATTAATGAAGAAAATTTAAAATCTTATAGTAAAACTGTTATAACCGCTTTTAATATAGCTTTAGGTATATAATTATTTAACTGGTCCTAAAGCTTTTCTTGGTGTTTTTCCTTTAGGTTTTTCTTCTTCCTTTTTTTCTTCTTCTTTCTTTTCTTCCTTTTGTTGTTTCCATAATACAGCAATATGTGCCATTTTTTGTTTAGCAGTCATAGTATTATCAGATTGTTCTTTTAAAATTGCCATATATTCTTTAATAAAATTGTTATATTTTGATAAAGGTCTATTTGATGCTTCTGAATTTTTCTTTTTAGATTTTTTTACTACTACTTCATCAAATATTTCACCTACTGCTTTTTTCAATTCATTTTTAGTAAGGTTTTCATTTTGAGATGTAATATAATCGCTAATACGATTAATCAATACTGTGTTATTGTCTGTCATTTATTAATAATTAAATCTTTAAAAAGAGAATCATTTTTTATTATAATAAATATGTATTAATTTATATAAAAATACAAAAAAATTGAGTAATCTTAATTTAAACTAGATTGTTAGGTGGTAATTGGCATCTTGGATATTTACTATAAATAAGTAAATATCTGAGACTTGAAAAAGCGATTTATTTTCTGCAAATCATAGCAAAGAGAGAAATGTCTGGTGCATACGACGAGCGATATGGCGATATCTGGTTTGAGGAAGAGGATCCAACATCCGAATTCTACGATCCGAAATGCTGTCGAGATATGTATATAGATTTAGTCAATGGTGTTTTCGATATCGACTTAAATGCCGACGATTGCGACTATTGGGGAGAAGATGAGGATGATTATTATTACGACGAAGGCGAGTACGATGATTTCTAAACACAAATTGTGAATGGAAAAGAAAATGACAAAATTAATTTTTTGTCATTTCAATAAAAATAAATTGACGCTCCTAGAAGGGTTCGAACCTTCGACCTAATGGTTAACAGCCATTCGCTCTAACCGACTGAGCTATAGGAGCATATTTAATATAATAAAATTATCTTTATATCAATTTAATTATATTTAAATTAAAAAATGATTTTTTTATTGAAATTAATTCATCATATACAAGCAAATATGATAGCCATTACTTCTTTCAATTTGAACAAGGAAAAGCGCTTTGCGTTTTATGCTATCAAAATGATTGGAATTAATGAAAATGGCATCATATATGGTGGAATGGTCAGAGATGAAATCATAGCAACTCATTTCAAATCAAAATTTGACGAGTATTATGCGGATGGGCCTGATATTAAGTATTCTCGATTCTGGGATACTTCTTATCATCCCGAAAGCAGCAAACGCGCATTAATTCCGAATGATATGGATATATATTTTCATAATAATTCTTCAGCTGAAGAGTTTATTAAAAAAATAACGAAATATGTTAATGATTATAATGGAAAAATTTACATCACTGATTGTGTATTGTATGCTATCGAAAGACATTATACACACAAAAAGATTAATATCTACTTGAAAGTCGGAAGAAGTATTTGCAACACCGGTTATAGAATGAAATTAGATATTGATCTTATCATTAACAACGATGAACGCAACAAAATTGAACCACCTTTCAACAATGGTGATTTTACTTGCAATTTGTTTGTGATGAGTAAAATTGCACATAATCAATATGAAATTCGGTTATCACGAAATACGGGAACTAAGTTAGATACCATTTCGATTGTTGACAGATCAAAGTTTCAATCAAAGATATTATCAGATCTGATTAAAGAAAAAACAGAATTTATTAGAAATATTCAGTCTCCGGCAACAGAATATATGAATGGTATTCGCATCTTGAAGATGCTTAATCATCCATATATTAAAATTACAAATGTTCTTTTCAAAGAAATTGAAAATAACACCAATATTGAAGATTGCATTTGTGATATTTGCCAAATTTCTATTAAAGACGAGGAAAAACCATCAAAAGAATTAGTTAAAATCATCACCAACAAACACGCTCCTAATATTATGCACAAGAGCTGTTTCAAAGATTATTTGCAAACTGAAGTTCGTAAGAAATATGTGAATACAATTACTAACGAAATTGAATGCAAATGCACTCGGCGTAATGTGTTCAATTTTAAGAATAGTTATAAATATTCATCTCTATATTTATAATTTTTTATTCTCTATCTCTTTTTTTATTAAACAATCTATATAAAACATTTGGCGTAAACCTTTCAAATAATGAAGAACTAGAAGCAGCTATTGGAGGCTGTTGTGGTTGTCGAATTTGTAATACTGTCGGTTGCCGTACTAATGGTGGTGGCACTTCAGGTGGTCGAATTTGTAATACTGTCGGTTGGCTAACTAATGGTGGTGGCACTACAGGTTGTTGTTGCTGCAACTGAGGTACTGTGTCCTGTCTTATTAATCTACCTTGGGTAGAATTTGATCTTCTCATCGTTCGAGCAGGTGAAATAACATCAACAGCAGGTGAAACGACATTAACAGGAGGAGGTGAAATAACATCAACAGCAGGTGAAACGACATCAACAACAGGTGAAACAACATCAACAACAGGTGAAATAACATCAACAACTGGTGAAACGACAGGTTCTAAATTTCTTTTTGCTGTTTTTTTAGCATTTCTTGCGTCTGTTTTTGTTTGAGAGTCTTCTACAAATTGTTGAATTGCTTGTACTGTTTCTTGATTAGCATATTTATCTGTAAGTTTACCAAATATATCTTGCATATCTGGGTGATTTGTAAGAGATATTAAGTCATCTTTAATTTTTTCATATTTCATATAAGTTGAATCGAAATCTTCCATTGTTAATTTTTTAACTTTATCTTGAGTTTTTCCAGTTTTTGTGAAATCAGTTATAATATCAAATATTTTGCAAATTGTATCTCTTTTTTTTTCTGGATTAGGAAGAAGATCATATTTAAATATATCATTGAACCCATAAACTGTACGACTTTCATCTAATAAATTTGTTATTTTTTGAGCTATCATAGTTTTTATATACTTGCGAATTACTGCAATCAATTTATACTTTTGATCATTATAATAATGATTAAAATCATTCTTTGTTAAATCAGATTTTATAGTACCATCTTTATTAATTGTTGTAACATTATCGTGCAATAAAGTATTTATTGTTAAATCTTTGTTTATATCAATAAATGTTGAAATATCATATAATTTAGTATAAGTATTATCAATAAAATCTTTTAATACAGTTTGCAAATTCATAATAAAAGCCAAATCTTCGAAATATACATTTAAATCTACAGTTTTCATTTTATTTTTATAAAAATCGCGAATAATTGCGTTTTCAGTAAAATTAGTACTTTTTGGTGGCTGGGCACTACCACTCTTTTTTGAATTATACATTGTATTATAAATAGTATTTAAGGTTCCTTCGTCTGCATACCATATATAATGATATTTACGCGCATTAGGATCCGGTCTCCCTCTTACTGATCTAGTGCTTCGCACAACTTCTTCTTCAGGATCCTTAAATTTATATACATCCTCATAAAATAATGTTCTTTTATTTAAAAATTTGTCTGGTATTTCTAATTCAAATTTAACTGTTGTTTTATATCTATAAATATTAAAAATATTGGCATTAACAATATTTAAATTCTTTTCCATTTGTTCAATCATTTTAACTATTTCTTCATTAAAAGTGCTTAATTTTATTTCTTTATTATTACTTCTTCGTTTTCCATATACATATGTAAAATAATTATCTTCTAGTTTTGGTGTAGTTAATAATTCTTCAATGCAATTTTTCAAACTTGCTTGTTTTGGTAACATTAATTGTGGTGTAGTTGTAGCGCTCTGAATCAATGGATAGTAATATAACACAATAGTATTAAAATAATCGAATAAATCATTTGAAATTGATCTGTTAAATAAGTTTCTTATATTCTCTTCTGCTTCAGTTATAATATTTCCTGCTCTGCTTTTAACTCTTCTAATTTTATAACGAAACATACCTTCAAAAGCATTAATGTTGACTAAATGAAATATTATGGTATTTGCATTAGTTATGTGTTCGTCAGTTGTTAATGCTGATGGATTATTCGCAGGATTAGTATAAATTTCTATAATTTCACCAAGTTTATTTATGGATATTTCTGCTTCAATTAATTTATCATAATCACTAGGAATTAAAGGCTGTTTTTTCTTTGCAGATGCTGCAGTAGGAGAAGTAATAGAAGCAACAGCGACAGCGCCAGGAACAACAACAGGACCAATACCAGCTTTATAAAAAGCATCTTTTGCAATTGCTATATATTTGCTTATTTCAGTAATACATTCGCTAGTTGCATTATAATTTTGATCAAATTTAGTTATCATATAATTAATAAAATGTTGCATATCAGGTTCTCTGGATTTAATTAAATCTGATTTTAACATTTTAACATCATTACAAGTTACTGTATTAGTTGCCATAGTCTCAATATTTACTTCTTGAAAATATTGTGCTGTGCTATCATAAATAGCCAGATATTTATCAAACATTTCTTTATCGCTATCATAGTTACTATAGTTATTTTGATTCAATAAATTTATACCTTCTTTTATATCATCAAATCTTGTAATTTGTAGTATTAAATCATTTTTAATAACAGTTCTTTCAGCATCTGTTTTATTAGCATATAAATTATCTACAGCAGTTTGTATTTGGTTAATTTTCTGTTTAATTTCTTTGAAATTGCGAATATTTTTTTCAAGTAGTATAGTTGATTTATATAGCGCTTTTAATACAGGCATATAAGTTTCTTCACCAATATTTATACAACTACCTTGAATTGTGTGTATTAAAATACATACCTTATCATAAAAAGTATCTATTATGTCTTTGAGAATAGTTTTAGGCTGATCAATATAATTAACATCTTTATATTTTGGTCGTATTCCATCTAATTGCGCTTTTATTATTGCATTTAATGCAGCTATTTCGTCTTTAATTACTGTTTGTTCTGCAATATCTTCTTTGTCTATTTTATCAAGATCTTCTTTCTTTTCTTGTATTTGACGATTATAATTTAATATTGTATTTCTTGTATGTATAGCATCCATTAAATCAGTAATATTATCAAATTGCTTGGTATAATTATCTATATATAAAATCTGACATAATTTATTTAAGTTACATATTTTCTTGAAAAATTTAATAATAGCATTACTATTTGATATAACTGCTCGATTTGGTATAAATAATACATATTTTAAATAGTTGTATAGATTATTATGAGTTGCTTTATTATATTTATTGATATCAGTTTTAATATTAAAAACATTTTTAAATAATGTAAGAATATCATTTAAGTATTTTTCATCTAAATAATCGTTTTCTATTATATCATCTTCTATCAATTTAAAATAATCATTTAAATCAGAATTATCAATCTCAAGACCATTAATAAGAATATTTTCATTAAATTGGTCTATTTGATATTCAGTTTTATTATTGAAAACAAAGTTATAATTTGGAGTTAATTTTAAAGCTGTTCTTGGTGCAGCTTTAATTTTAAATCTTTCTTGATTGTCAAATTTAAGCATTTCGCAGTTTAATGGATTTGTATGATTTGGAGTAATCTTAAATACACTATAACAATTGTTATATATACGCGTTTGATAAATAACGATAACAATTAAAAACCAAAAATATTGATAATTAATATTGTCATCTGTTATAATCGTATCATTTGGAGTTACTGCAATTGTTTTAAATCTATTAATAATATCATTGTGCTTAAAATTAGAAAATTTAAAAGCCTCCGAAGATTCAAATAACGATTTTTCAACTAAATCCTTTAAATCAATAAATGTTAATTTGCGTATACCATTAAATAAAGTCAAAAGACATTTTTTTGTAGTATCTTTTTTAGTTAGTAAATTATAATCTACGGCTGTAATTGTTTTTACATTTCCAGTTAAAATAGCTCTAGTAGCTGATAATTTATCTCCTGATACAAAATAACATTCTTTTCCAGCATCCTTATTATCTTGATCCATATTATATTTTGAACAAAATAAAGCTTGTCCCCAATCTCCTGATTTCTTTAAATCTAATAATATATCTATTATATTGTCTCTTAAAGTTCTTATTGCTATTGCAGGATTATAATTAGCAATTATAAGATAAATAACGATGAAATATAGTAACCATTTTGCTGAATCATTATTTAATTCTATATCAAAAGCTGGTGTGTATATACTATCAATAAAACTATTGATATTAGCAGTAATATTAGCAGCTAATAATTTTTCAATACATTCTTTCAATAATGGTACATTATTGAAAGACTTATAGTAAGCAACATTAACAATATTATCTTTCATATGAAAGATTAAATCGTTGTGTACTGAAGACTTTAAAGTTTTATTTGGATCTGTTGCAGGACCAACAAAAGCGGCAATAATACTATTAAAATTGAAATAATTATATAAAATATGTGTTTTTAAAAATGAACTATTTATTAGAGCTAAAGTTAATTTCATACATTTTACATTTAAATATACTTTTGCAGCACAAATAGGTAATTTAATATGACAAATATTTAAATTTTCTCTTGTTAAATCACGAAATGCACTGAAATGCTCGTTATTTAATATTGGCGTATTAAAATTGGCATTTGTAATTGCTTCGAATTTTTCATCATCATCAGGAGAAGGAAATTCGATTTTAGTTGACGAATGTGGGTCATAAGCATTTTCAAAAGGATATAATTGAACACTAAATTTATTTAAAATATCAGTAGTTAAATGTTTAATGAATTGGTCTAATGTTGCGTGTGTCTTTACTTGCGTATCAAATAAATAACCTATATTATTGTTATTGCCATCAGTAAAATTATAGAAATTTTTAATTAGTTCTGCTAAAGAATCATATTCCTTATCTTGTGTAGTGTTTATAAGAGCCATATTTAAATTATCTCGATATTCATATTGCTGTGTTGTTAAATTTACATCAATATACATAATATTTGCATTATCGTCGCTAACATCTGATAGCACATCTTTAGTACTTGACATTACATATCTTAATATATTTTCTTCATAGTTATTTTTATTTTCAAATAACTCTTGTTGCAAAAAATCTTTATGAGCATTTCCTGATTCTATTAATCCTGCTATATTAATAAGTCTATCAAATTTCTCGTCTATATAATCTGCAATATTTGCAGATATTTTAGAAAAGTCGTGTTTTGCATCACATAAATGTAATACTTTTAATAAATCATTGCCACGGTTTGTTAATCCATAATTTCCTCCTTTTAATTTTCGTTTAATGCTATTATTATTATGACGACCACCACTAAATTTGTGTTTAACAACTTTGTTGAATAGTTTTTCTTTATTTTTATAGAAGAAATGATCGACATTAAATTCATCAATAAATTTTGATATTATCATTTTCTCTAAATATTCATTTTCAGATAATACTCTAGGTGATTCGCCGTAGGCTTTAAATTTATATAAATCATCTTCAGTTAAGAAATCATTTAAATATTCAGGTTCTGTACTTTTAATTGTTTTTTCATTAGTATAAGTCAAAAAACTATTTATATTATTTTTTTGTTTTGTTTTAATATCTTTTGTAATTTTAATCGATTTTGATTTTTTTCTGATAATTTTTTTCGATTTTTCCATTTATGTCTATTTATAATAGACAAAAAATAAAAAGAATTTAATATCTTCTACATCCATTTGCTTCTGCTCTAGAAGCATAGATAGGAGTAACTTTTTTTTTCGCTTTTTCCCAATCATCACTTAAGATATATGAATTCTTATTCTCTTTAATCGTATCTGAAGAGGCGTATAATTGTCTTAATTTTCCTTGAAGTTGTGCCCGTCCAATTCGTTCAGGTACAACTTTTTTAAATTGTTCATAATTAGCTCGTACAAATACTTCTTGATCGTCAACATATCGACTATTGCCACCTCCCATTTTATAATAATAATTATAAAATAAAAAAATCATTTTTTATTTAAAATTCTTCTAATTCTTCGTTTTTTTGTTTAATTAGGTCTACAATTTCTTTATATAATCCTTCAGGAATTATAATATTTTTTTGTGAGATGCTATCAAACACATAAGGTCTCTTTTTATAATCTACAACAGATTCTTCTTCATAATTTTCAATAATATCGTCAATATCATTATATTCAGATTCTTTAATTTCTTTGATAATATTCAATTTATGTTTTAATTTAAACTCTGCTAATTTTTCAATGAATTCGACTAAATCAATTTTAGATGGAAATTTAGTTAGTTCAATAGCAAGAGAAATATTAATTTTTGCTTTTCCAGTTTCATCAAGTTTTTTAAGAACTTCTTCTGGCAAATCTTTAATTTTTAAATAATTCTTCATAGTTGGCTTAGAAATCTTTGTTAATTCTATAACCTTGTCAAAGTCATAAATATCACATAATTTAGAATATGATTTAATTTTATCACAAACTGATAAATTATTTCTTTGAATATTTTCAATAATACTAATTTCTAAACTTGTATTATCATCGTTGCATTCAATTACATTACAAGTAATAGTTTTTTTATGTAACGATTTCATAGCCAAATATCTACGCTGACCTGTGATAATTTCATATTTATCAGATTTTTTGATAACAGTAATAGGATTAATCAAACCATTATTTTTAATACTTTCAGCCAATTCTTCAATATTATTGATACCTGTTTTTCTGACATTAATATCAGAAATTTCCAAATCAGAAATATTAATATCAATGATATTCATTTTTAATAATAATAAAAATTATAAAAATAATAATCATTTTTTTAAATATTTAAAAAATGATTTTTCAAATAATGATAATCATCATTATAAATGGATAGTTTCTATAATTATTGGCTTTCGATTGATAAATATTGGTTCAATCAAAATGACGATATAGATAAATATTTATCAATAACTTATGGTCATTTAATTGATGAATATAAATATGAAAATAGTTCTAATTTAATTTTAGGAGTGTTAATATATGATCAATTAACACGCCATTATTATAGAAATGAATATAATAATCACATCTTAATTTATTTCAATAACAAAGCTTTAGAGATTGCCAATCAACATAAAACTACAGATTTTATTAAGACTTTGAATAATATCGATTGGTCTTTTTATATGTTAGTTTACAGACATTCTAATATTAAAGAAAATATATTATTTGTTATGGATGAATGTTGGAAACTGTCACCTTTGCCAATTAAATTCATTCGTGCAACATTTACAAGAGCAAATTTTATAACAGAACCTTTAGATTATTATAATAAGAATCCTGAAAGTTTTGATAAAACAATTTTAGATAACAATCCTTCGATTGAAATATCTAAAAATAAATTCTATAATATTGGTGAATTTGATAATATAGACGCTAAAACAATAATTATAAGTCTTTCAGGTGGTGTTGATTCTGTCGTATGTTTGTTTAATATTATTCATAAACATCCTAATAAAAAAATAATAGCACTTCATATCAATTATAATAATCGTCTTGAAGTTGAGGAAGAAGTTAAATTTTTACGATGTTTATGTTCTGAATTAAATGTTGATTTATATGTAAGAAAAATATCAGAAATTAAAAGAAATATTTGTATGTTAAATGATTTAAGGGATTTGTATGAAAGCTACACCAAGAAAGTTAGGTATAATAGTTATAAATCATTAAAAGAACCTTTGCCGACAGTAATATTAGGTCATAATAAAGATGATTGTTTCGAAAATATTCTTACGAATATTGCATACAATTGCAAATATGAAAATCTAGTAGGTGTAGAATACAAATCTCTTATTGATAATATTATTTTTATTAGACCTTTGATTAATGTTTCAAAGGACGATATTTATAAATTTGCAAATAGACATAATTTGCCTTATTTAAAAAACAGTACTCCAACCTGGAGCCAACGAGGTAAAATTAGAAATGATGTGATTCCAACTTTGGAAAAATGGGATAATAGAATAATATCTGGTTTATTTAATTTGAGTGATGTTATGAGAGATTATAATGAGATATTGAAAAGAAATATCGAAAATTTCAAAGAAAAAGAAACAGAAAAATTGGAGAAATTGAATATGAGCAAGTTATATTGGAAACACGGAATTTTCAAATTATTCAATATTTATATTTCGAACAAATCATTAGAAACTTTAATTGGAAGATTAGAATTATGGAAAAATAAATACGATACGATTGATGTAAATAAAAAGACATATATAATATTATCAAAATTGATCCAAATAATTATTATCAAAAAAAATGACGATAAATATGAATTAAATATCATAAAAACATAATGTCAATAGAAATCCTCAAAGTCTATAAAATGATCGATTATATCAAAGATTATGTCAATGATAATGCAATTGCAAATATTAAACAATTCGACTATTTTAATTATGACAATTTGATTGCTGTAATAGCAAATAGTTTGACAAATTCAAGTTATAAAAATAATATTATTTCAATTGAAGATTATGAGATAATAATTGATAATGAAGATAATAAATATTATGAAATTACAATAATTAAGAATATTGATATATATGAACCAAAAGGACCTTCAAAATAAAAAAATGATATAATCATTATCTTTTTTTTATATTTAAAAATGAAAAAGATTGATAGTATTCACAATAAAACTAAAGTAATACAAACAGATGAAATGCCTTATAACACTAATAATGTCCTTTTAAATGACAGTGATTTAAGGACATTTTTTGATAGGAATGGTTTGACAGATATTAAATACAATAATATCAATCTTTATAGGAATGCGTTTATTCATAAATCTTATTGTACTATGAAAAATGCTGATTTCGAAACAGGAAATGCTAATTGCCCTGCTAATTGCATACCTCTGCAAGATATGTCTTATGAAAGATTAGAGTTTTTAGGTGATGCAATATTAAATATGGTAGTTGCTAATTATTTATATTCACGGTTTCCTGATCAAAACGAAGGATTCTTATCTAAAATAAGAACTAGAATCGTTAATGGCAAAATGTTAGGATTTTTATCGAATGAAATAGGATTTGCAAAATTTGCGATAATATCAAAACAAGTTGAAGATGCAAATGGCAGAAATAATTATAAAATAATGGAAGATATATTTGAGGCTTTTATTGGTGCATTGTATATAGATTTTCAGAATGAAGAAGATAAAGTTATATTACCTCAAAAAATACCTTTAATAACATTATCGGGAGCAGGCTATTTCATTGTTGAAAAATGGATTATTTATATAATCGAAAATTATATTGATTTCAGTGAATTAATAATTCAAAAGACCAATTACAAAGATATGCTTGTTTCATATATGCAACATTCTATGCAAGATACTCCTAAATTTTGCGAATTAAGTATTATAACAAAAGACAGCGTAAAAATTTTTAATTATTGCGTTAAAAATAGATTTAATGACACAATAGCAACAGCAACCGGATTTTCAAAAAAAGAAGCTGAAAATAATGTAAGCAAAGAAGCATTATTATATTATGGCTTATCCATATCTTGAAAAATAAAGTTATTATAAGATAGAAATATAATGTTAGTAACTAAAAACACAAGTCCATATTATCTAGATATGAAGGAATATTTACACGGTGAACTAAAAAAACGATTATCAAAATATAATATACACAAAAAAGACTTATTATATATAGATCCTTATTATTTATCCAAATATTTAAATTCTACTGAAAATATTGATAATATTTTGCCATTTTTAAGACATCTATTGCAATATACTTATCGTGCATCAATTCACGAAGTAGTTAATGAACACGAATTAAAAGAAGTGAATAATCATCTTGAAAGACTTGAGACATTAATTAAAAAACTATTAAAAGCACAAGGAATAGAAGAACATTCGCACAAATCAGTTAAACATACCTCACCACCACCTGATAATGAAGAAATTTAATTCTGGTTTATAATTTCATAAGTTCTTGTAAAATTTTTTTTTATTCTTAAAGGTATCATATAATAATATTGAATGTTTATTATAAATATCAGTAATAAAACAAATTTCTTTATATTCATATATATAAAACAATTATTAAAAATTAATTATATATAGATGGATTATAAACGAATTCAAATCGATTCAATTGGAATTGGATTAAATGACATTACCAATTTGGATTTATTTAAAGACGATTATATTAAAACCTATTTAGCAATTGGTGATGTTCCTAATTTATTGCACGATGTAACTACAGATAGTAATAATTTGAATCATATTCATAATTTTATTGTTACTGATAAAGCTGTTGGTATTAATACTCATAGAAGTAATATTTATTTACAGCCGAACAATTCATTAATAGTATCTGGAAATATTCAATGTTCTGGTTCGATACACGCAGAGAATATTATTTTGGATAATTCATTAACATTAACTTCAAATTTAGCAACTTTTAACCAGGTCTTAAATAGAATATCATCTCATTTGCTATTTTATCACGTGAAAGATTATTTAGAAAATAATATTTATACAACTCATAATGTTATCATAGGTAATGAAGATATCTCTAACAGCAACTTGAATCCATTAAAAATATCTAGACATTGTAATAACAATGCTAATAATATTCAATTTATTATTCAAAATAATGATTTGACAAATGATTTAGAACCTACTAATATTAGCATTGGTATTGTTGGAAATATCGATACATCGCCTGCTCATATCATAACATCTCCGAATATGCCTCTTCATTTTAATATAAGTAAACTAAAAACAGAAATCAATGATTTATATAAAGATTTTAGAGAAACGCCAAGTTATTCTAGCAATACATATCCATCACTTGCGTTAGATGTAAATGGATCCGTAATAATAAACAAAGATACTATACAAAATCAAATAACTTATAATAAGTATAATAATGAAATTAAAATAACTGTTAGTTCTGTAACTGAATATCCTAAATTGTATGTTAATGGGTCTTTATATGCCGATAATATTCTTATGTATGATTATATTTCAAAACAACCAGTTAATTTAGATAGTATTTATATTCGTCAAGGTTTTGCTGGTGGTTTAACATTACAAGCTAATCAAATTTTAGGAGGCAATTTTAATAAAACGGAATTCACTTTTAATTCAAATGTTTATATCGGCAACGGTAGTTATGATAATAATTATAAATTAAAAATTTATGGCGACGCAGAAATAACTAATAATATTCTTGCAACCAATTTGACAACATCTTTATTGACAATTAATAGCAATTTGGAAGTTGTTGGAACTGGCTATTGCGATTTTAGAAAACCTTGTCATTTTACCAATTCATCATATTTTAATAATATCAATTGTTCTGAATATATCACAACAAAAACTTTGAATATAACAGATAATTTGTTAATAAATGGTACAAATATATCTTTATTAGGAAATACCACAATAGCAGGCGAACTACCCAATTCGACTGTTACAAATTATCTAAACATTGGCGGTAAAACATCAGGTATAACTGATTTGAATTATAATAGCGAATTATTAAATATTTATAAATTCAGAGATAGTCAAAGTCAGAAATTTGAAATTTTATTAAAAGATACTACTATAACACCATACGGTTCAACTGCGTTTATTGGACACAATCCCTTAAATCTATTGCAAAACGAAATAGACAATTCTTTAATAATATTAACTCAATACAACACATCTTGGAATAATATTTATTTTTATGCTGGGAAAAATAAAGCAACATTACAAACAACGATACCGAATTTAGCTATAATGGAAAACAATAAAATAGGTGTAAATACAATAACACCACAAAAAACCTTTGATGTCAATGGCGATATTATAGCAACTAAATATTATTTAAGAGGCACTAATAATAGCAATTATGAATGTAAAATTCCAATAATCTACAATAATTACAATAATATAACTAATTTGAATATTAATATAATTGAAAGTGATGTTATCTCAAATCCACAGAAATTGAATATCAAAGGAGGCGTCAATTCTTATGACGGTTATTATGAAAATAACAATAAATTATGTTCAATCAAATATTTGAATGGGTCAACAACAGATGCAGTTATAGATAATGCTAATATAGGCATCGGGACAGTAACCAATAATGAAAGTATAACAATGGCATTACAAATTAAAAACAATTCTAAAAATAATAATAAAATTAATAATAGTGTTATAAGTTTTTATCGTTCACTTGATAATTCTAAATATTCAGGAATAGAATTTTGTGATGATTCGACAAATTTGAGTATGGTAAATAAAAATAAATGGTATATTTATAAAAATCATATAACAGATGATTTTAATTTTACTGGACCTCTTCAAATTGGTTATATGAAAAATAGTTATAAACCATCTAATTCTTGTATCAATTTGTATTATGACAATTCAAAATACTATGTTGATATCAATAATCCTATTACCTATAATTCTGCAAATGAATTTACGAACAATAAAGAAAATGTTAGAATTTATGGTAATGTTAGAATAAGTGGTGATTTAGATTTAGATGGATCAATTAATATCAAAGGTAATTACAAATTCAATGACAATAATATTTTATTTTCACCGAATCCTGTCGAAAAGATAATCACAAAAATTTATTCATTAGGTAATAATGTTTATTATTTTGATACAATATTATCTTCCAATCATCCTAAAAATATTTCATTCAAGAATTCAAATTTAACTTCTTTTATTAATAACAATATAGCCGATGACAAACTTAATTTAAATCTAACCTTGAATATCAATAATTCTTTGTCCAATTATAATATTAGTTCTAATGTCTATTTGTTGAATTCTAATTTAAATTTGGCAATTAATAATTATTCTAATATAAATAACATTATTGATTATAATGATAGTCTGAAAACAGCTATTATTAATAATACTACAAACAGTCAAAATAGTTATTTGAGTTATATTCAACAAAATACTGTTTCTTCTGGTATTATAATTACTAATGCAGATCTAATACAAGGCGCTTTAAATAATAAAAACTATGCTTATAGCAATTATTTGATTTCTAGTAATATTTATGAATCGATTAAAAATATTAAAACAAAAACAATAACATCTTTTAATGGCCAAATTACTACCAATTCTAATTTATCATTTGCCAATATGAATACAATAACAACTTCTTATGCTTCCATTACTTACAATGATGATATAAATATAATTACAAAACTTAGTTCTAATATTTATTCATCTTCTTTGAATTCTATTTCTAATGTAAATAGCTATAATAATTTTACTAGTCTTTCGCCATTCAATCAAAGTTATTTGAATTCGGCATCAAATGTTTTTGTGTCGATGTCTAATATTTATGCAACAACATCAAATTATTATAATTCATTATTATCAACAACAATACAAATAAGCGATTATAATAATATCCTATCTTCAAATTATGAATATTCGGTATATAATTCAAATAATATCTATTTGAATAGCAATAATTTAATAACCTACAATTCTAATTATTCTAATTTGACCTACAATATTATAACACCAGTTAAAAATATATCTACAATTAATCTAAATTCCTCAAAATCTAATTTAGATTTAGCTTCTAAGATTTATAAAACTTTATCTTTGCCTATAGGCAGTTATTTGACATACGTACAAAATGCTAATAATATCGTTAATAATTCATACGATTTGAATGCAAACATAATAACTACAATAGCAGCTTATTCTAATCTTGTCACCAATTATTTGACGAATTCTAATATCTATTCAAGATATGGCTATTTAAGGAACGATGAAACTTACAACAATAACAATAATGCTAATTATTATATATTTCACGATGGTGCCAATTCAACATCTTCAAATATTATTAAAGCCAATACACAAAGTAATTTAACTTATTCATCAAATTTATATACAATTTCTACAGACATTTATAATACTTTAAATGTTTTAAATACAAATATAATACCATACTTGAATATTGCTACAGGTTATTCTAATATTGCTTATACTAATTATATTGCTGCTTCTAATAGTAATATTAACTTTTCGAATATATACAATGATCGATTTTTTGTAAGTGATATTAATAATATTAATAATATAAATTACTGTAATCAAATAATATCATCAAATATTTACATTAATACTTCAAATTATACAAATATTCTTAATAACATTAAGACAGGTATAACAAGTAATATTTCAAATGCATTGATCGACTATAATTATGCTTCACAAGTCTATAACACTTGTTCTAATTTGAATATTAATAAAAATAGCATAACAATAGATAATTTAGTTTTTAGTAATTATATTAATGCATCTAATATTTTCACTTCAGCTTCAAATATTACTGATAAAATTGTTAATAATTACTCTAGTGTCTATAATAATATAAATATATCAAAGAATATTTATATTCCGACTGCAAGTGATAAAGTAAAATCAGCGTCAGCCAAATTAATAACTTCTGTAAATACAAATTTACAGACTTATTTAGATAAAGCTGGATCTAATCGCATAATAGCTAGTAATTTGGATTTCGATATTTCAAAATATGACCCTGACTATAGTGAAAAACTTGAATATTATCAAAATTTACAAGAAATAGGTAGCGGAATAAATAAAATTAAAAGTTTTTTAAATTCTGAAAAAGATGTATTTATTAATTATAAATCAAATCTTGTTACATTGTTCAATGGTTATATTATAGAAGAATATTTAACTGATGCTTATCAAAAATTAATGACTATGGCAGATACTTGTATAAATCTTTTAATCGAATTAGACGCAGATGCATCAAATTTGTCAGATTATTCGAATCAATCATCATTATTATTAGAATTAATTCTGCATATTACTAATAAATATGTAAATTTTATTAATAAAAGTTTTGATTTTGCTAATTCAGCTTCTCAAGTAGTAGCAACGATTACAGATCATATAGGTATTTATATTATTTCATCATTATCTATTTTACCATTGTTAAATTCTATGAGTGAATATGCAAATGTTTATTTAAATAGATCCTGGTCTGTTATATCAAGACAAATAATCTTATTCGCCAGTGTTTCATATTCCTTAAATGCTTTGATACCATCAGAAACACCAATAAATAACCAAGAAGGACAGAATACAGATGTTTTGGTAATAGGAAATAATATTAAACTATTGCCAACTAAATCGTTGTTAATAGGACACGCAAACGACTATTCTAGATGGATAGAAAATTTAGATGATCAAATAAATTCTTCATCTGCTTATATTTATAATTATAATCCAAATAGTTGTTCGTGTAGTTTTAATGTGAAGGCAAATAAATTCATATCATCAACCAATAATGCATTAGCATTGAAGACTTCATCAGCGATTGATATAAATCTGATTGATACATCAATTGCTGATTATCATAATTCAATGTTTGATGGGGTATCATTGAAATTATCACATATTTATAGAAGAGATAATTTAGATTTGGTAAATGCAACTTCGAATAATTCTATATTTGAAATAGTAAGAAAACAAAATTTGAATAATCCGTATTTTAGTATTTATACAAATGATATTAATAATATTTTTAATATTGGAGGTGGTAATTTTTATGATAGTAATTATAATTGTATACAACAAGATGCAGTAGTTCATATTAATGAAAATACAGCCAATTATTTATTAAAATTGACAAACCCTTCGACTAATCCGGCATCACTAGTTTTATGTAACAATTCAAATAAATGGACTTTATCAGGAACAGATAAATTAAATTTTATTTATAATACAACTCCTATAATAAATATAAATTCTAATGGTCTTTCGATTAATACAAATTCTAATGATTCAACAGTTACAATTAATAGTTTCAATAATAAAACATCATTAGAATTAAAAAATACTTATGATATATCACCAATAAAAATATTGAATTTAACTTTAAAACAAACATTATTAATAGACTATACGGATAGTGGAATAACATATTCAAAAAATCCGAATACAGATACTTATGATATTTCCAAAACAATATTTGAAGTAAATTGTAATATCGAATTCAGTCCTATTAATTATGTGTTGTCAAATGTTGTAGTAAGTTATAATAATATTAATGAAACAAATCCTTTTACTTTCACAAAAACTTCAACATCTAATATTGTAAACTTATTACCTAAAATAAATTTAAATGATCCAAAATTAACTTATACGATCAATAATTCTAATACTTATAATTATACTCAAAATTTCAATGGTTCTCCATATACAATAACATATATAACTCCTACTTCAAATAGTATAGTTGAATTTTTCGTAACATCATTACCTGTAAGTCAGCAATCATATGATTACTTACTTCAAACAACAATGAAACAATCAAATACTCTTGAAAGCGATTATATAACTATATCAATTGATTACATAATAGGTTCTAATATCAAAGTTAGGAATAATATTATTTATAATAAATTCAAATCATTTCAAATTGAAACATTAAATTTGACTTTAACTAGATATAATTATAATCTTATTAGACCAGTTAATATAGTTCCAACTAGTTTATATAATGGAAATCCGACAAATACAATAACATCTACAATATCTAATAATAATCTAGTTACAATTTCAAATACTTTGAACTATTTAAAACCATTTACACCAGCTATAGTAAAACATCAATATTCTTTTACTGAAACGAAATTAAAAAATTATCCAGTAGGCATATTTGAATTAATTTATGATATTCCAATAAATATAACTATCACTGATTATTATGATTTATATTTTGATAAGGATAATTCAACAGACCAGACAAAAATACCAATTGAATATATTGACATAAATGCAAAAAAACCAATAATAAAACAATTCAATATTTATAATAATTGTCATAGTATTTATAGTTATACAGATGATTATGAACTTTATTTGAATGAAAATAAATTATTGAATATTAGTTCAATTGGTACTTTAACAACAGCAGGAAATATAGAAACTAATAATTTATATTTGAAAGGTGATATTTACAATGCTGATGGAATTTCGTTATATGATAATATCTTATCATTGATGAATAATATTTCATCAACAGCCAATTTAGAATTACATTCAAAAAACATTATTCTAAATCCGGGCGTTGGTTTAAATGACTATTATAGGGGAGGAGTATTAATCAATGGCAATAATATCAATGAAATCAATAACAATATTTTTCAAATAAATAATTACGAAGGTAATGATAATTTATTAACATTAAATTCTTCTAGTTCGAATGCTTTTGCACATTTTGTAAGTAAAACAAATCAAACCGGAACATTCAATAACAAAAATTCTATTTATAGAATTGGTAATTCTAACGGTATTTTTGGAATTTGGAAGGATTTAACAATATTGCCTTATAATAGTAATTATTTTATTGATGGCAAAACAGCATATCAAGAAGCTTTAACAGTAAATTATATTAATTCTAATTTTGAAATTCATACTAGTGGAACATTTACCCAATCATCTGATAAACGATTAAAAACAGATATTAAAAAAATCGAAAATGCATTAGAAAAAATAATTTCTTTAAATGGAATTACCTATAATATTAATAATGATGAAAATAGAAAAACTGGTTTGATAGCTCAAGAAGTTAATGAAGTATTACCTGAAGCAATATCAATAGATACAAATGGTTATTATACTATAGCATATGGTAACTTGGCTGGATTGATAATAGAAGCAATAAAAGAATTGAAAACAGAAATTGATTTAATTAAAACACGGGTTTAATTTTGAGAACTTGACAAATTCTTTTATAAGCCATTTGATTAAATCTAGTTTTGCCGTTTTCAATATCTGTAATATAACTGGCTTTCAAATCATTTCTAATTTTTTGTGCTAATTGCAATTGAGATAAATTTTGCGCATTTCTAGCATCTATAATAGCATCTCGTTGTTCTTTGGTATAATAAACAGCTTTTGGCATTTCGCCTTCTTCATCAAGAACAGGTTTATAGATATGAACATTAGAACTAGATTTTGATTTTGTCAAAGTACTAGTTTTCTTTTTATTGTTGTTATTGATTAAAATAACAGGTGTTAGATCTTGAAAAGACTTATAACCGCTTTTATCCATTGTTTTTAATAATAATTTACAAATGAGAATCATTTTTTTCGAAATCGATATAAACATTTGATAATATTATAATCTAAAATGACAAACACCCAACAAATTATTGATAAATTCACATCATCTGTTGACATCGAAAAAACTTACACTCTAGCAGAATTAACAACTCTTCTTAAAAGTGCATATAAATCAAGCGGTAGTAAAAAAGCAGATGGAGTCGAAAAAGTTAAAAAAGCTCCATCTGCTTATAATATCTTCATCAAAGAACAAATGGAACTATTAAAGAATGATGGTGCAAGTCCAAAAGATAGAATGAGACAAGCAACAGCTAACTGGAATAAAAGAAAAGCAGAGACTAAAGAACCAGTTGTAGAAGCTACTGATAGTGATGAATAATTTAAAAAAAGTCCAAAAATTATGAACTTTTTTCTCCTTTCTTTTTTTTAGCATTTCTGCAGAGTTTCTCGAACCCGCATAATTGCTTTTCCGAGTCGGTTTGTCCCCTTCCAATTTTCGATAGCAGTGTTGAGTGTGTCAGTGATATTCAACCCATTGCCCCAAATTTTATCATAAGGAGAACATTCGACAATAATTTTGTTGTCAGTTTCTAACAATGCTTTTTGCAGAACAAGATTTTGCGTGAACTTTGCGAGATTCGCCTGGTAAACAATCTCATCGGCGATTGCATTCCATTTGTCTTCATCAAAATTCTTGACAGAACGTCCCAAGACTTTTTGTTCTTTAGGTACAGGTGTCAACATAATCTTTGCTTGTGTTTCGAAGTCCTCAAAAGTCTTTGCTTTTTGTGCCATCATATATTGTTCACAACAATTATATTCAACACCGTCAATCACGAACTTAGATTCGAACCACTGAGAAGGATAACCTGATTTGAAATAAACGCCGGTTTCATTCTCATAAAACTTTTCGTTATGCTCAGACATTGTAGATATGTAATTAAATTGTTATAACTATTCAATCATTTTTTTATAATTTTACATTAAAATTGATCATTTTAAAAAATGATTATGTTTTTAATCAAAGAACTTATAATATGACAGATAACAAAGCAAAATTAACAAGACTTGATTTAATTGATAGTATCAAGGTGCATTATTTGAAAAAAGGTTTATTATGTCAAAATTTAGATAAACTATGCAAAAATAAATTATTAGAAATAGCAATAGAGAATGAAATAGAGTTTATAGATAAAGAAAAAATGAAGTACGAGATACTTGATATAGAAACTTACAATTTGAAAAGAGATATTATTTATTGCAATTTTATTAAATATGAAAATATACCATATGAAGTGGTTTCCAATATTGATGTAAATACAACTATTGAAGAATTGGAAATAATAATAGATAAATATAATTTAAAATATGAAGATAATTTTAATAATATCAAAGATCTAATATTTAATATCTATAAATCTTATAAAACTTATTGTGAAAAGTCTTCTCTTAAAAATGAATGCACCTATATTACTCTTCCTAGTATTATAAAAGCACTTAAGGCAATTGCCTAAATATCCTTAAATGTTTTTATAAATAATGCAGCAGTCGTTTTGGTATTAATAATAGGTTTAGGATAATTAATATTGTTATATTGTTTTGTTTCCCAATTTAAAATTATTTTATTATTAACGTCTTTGAGTTCTGTAACCCATTTTTTTATAAATATGCATTCTGGATCATATTTTTTCATTTGCAATGTTGGTGAGAATATTCGAAAATATGGTTGACTGTCTGTGCCAGTAGAAGCACACCATTGCCAACCACCATTATTAGAGGATGGATCATAATCAACTAAAGACTTTGCAAAATATTCTTCGCCTTTTCTCCAATCTATCAATAAATTTTTAACTAAAAAAGATGCTACAATCATTCTACAACGATTATGCATCCATCCTATTGAATTTAATTGTCTCATTGCTGCATCAACAATTGGGAAACCTGTCATTCCTTGTTTCCATTTATTTAATAATTCTTCATTATCGTGCCATTTGATTACATCATATTTTTTTATAAAAGATTTACCAAATATATAGGGATAATAATAACTTATGTTTGCATAAAAATCGTGCCAAAATAATTCTCGAATTATACCGTGTGATACTGGTAAATTATAATAAATTTCTCTAATACTAACACAACCAAATTTAATATAAGCACTCAATTTTGTTGTTCTATCTAAATACGGATAATCTCTATCTTTATCATAATTTTCAAAAATACCTTTCTTCAATTTTGCCAGAATTTCTAATGCATTCTTTCTACCTCCATTTACTGAAATCTGTTTATTTTCATCTGGTCTCAAATAATTATATTTATCCAATGATTGTTTATTATCAGTTATAAATTTAAATTTAGTAGTTGTCAATAATGATCGAGGCTTTTTAATTATACTTTTCTTATAAAATGGCGTAAATTTTTGATAAGGTTCTTTATTATCTTTAACTATTTCACCTATGTTATGTAAAGTATAATCTTCAAAAGTTATTAATTCAATTTTCTTATCATTTGCCCAATTCTTAATTTCATTATCTCGTTTTATAGCAAAAGGGGTATAATCAATGTTAAAAGCTATATTATCAAATTTATATTTATTATATAGACTTTCTAAGATTGTAATATCATTAGTAGAAGTATAAAAGAAATTTATAAAATCTAGTTCATCGAGACTTTCAAATAAAAATTGTACGGCATTTTTAGAATAATATTTATTCTCAGTTTCTTCTATTTGTTTTTTGTTGAATATAAATATTGGTATTATCTCTGTTTTCGGGTATTTTTCAAGTAATCTGTTCAAAGTAGTGTTATCGAATGTCCTTAAATCTCGTCTAAATATAAATAAAGTTTTCATATTATTATAATAATATGAAACAATTATTATCTTTTGATATCGGCATTACAAATATGGCTTATTGTCTAGCCAATGTAACCGATAATAATGAATTTAAAGTAATTACTTTATCAAAGATAGATTTAAATTCAAATAAAAGTAATATTCAGAATATTATCGATAATACTATCGAATTTTTAGATGATATTATGAGTGATAGTTCAATAGACATCAATGAACCTTTGATTATTCTTATTGAATGTCAAATGACATCAATAATGAGAACTATTCAGACTTGTATAAATACCTATTTTAAAGTTTTATCTAAACATCAAAGTTTAGATATTTCAACTATTTATATATCGCCTAAACATAAATTAAAATTGATGTCTAATTATATGACTTCCGATTTGATAGCATCAACAAAATACAAACAAAATAAAATAGATTCAATCAATTTCACATTACATTTATTGACAACGGTCGATAAATTCAAAGATGACAAAATTATAGATATCATAAAATCACATAAAAAGAAAGACGATATTTGTGATGCTTATTTAATGTGTGCATATTATTTTTTAACTTTAAAAATTTAATATTTTATTATTATAGATTAATAAAAATGACAGATAACTATAATCAAGAGAATGAACGTTTTTCAACTAAAACAACTGAAGTAACTGTAACAACTGGAGGAGTATTTATGGGTGTTTTAGCATATATATTCGGATTTACTTTTTTCCTGGTTTGGATTGTTGGAGGAATAGCGGCATTTATTGCTTCTATTGTTTGTATGTTTTATAATTCATCAGTAGGTGATAAGATTGCTGGATTTATATTAGCAGTAATTTTTGGACCTTTCTATTGGTTCTTTTATATTTATAAATCAAGTTATTGCAATAAATATCCGGCATATATGCCGGTTATTGATTACTATGATTAGCAATTTTAGTTAATTGTTTTATTACATCTGGAGTATAATTCGTTATTTTATTAGCTTCTATAGCATTTGCTAAATTTAACCAAAATTTATCGAATTTATATTTTTCATTAAATGTATTAATTTTAATAATTGTGTTATATAACCATTTATATAATTTTATTTTGTTTTTTATACTACAATCTGTATGATTATAGGGACAAGCCATTCCTTTAGTTAGATCTTCGTTATATAACGAAGGAAAATAATAACTATTATCACTAAATAATATGTAATCATATGGATTACATTTAATATGATATTCATTATAATCAACAAAAACTTCTGAATCGTCTATAATAATAATTTCACTATCTTTTACTGATTTTAATTTAGGCATTATTTTGTTTATTGATTTTTTCCAGCCATTATCGCAATTTTCGTTGCAAAAACAGTCAGATCTTGTAAAAATAGGTCTGTTGAACTTAATCTTATTTTCTTTTTCTATTATTTTTATTTCTGTATTAGCCCATTGTTTTGTTGATGCAGTGTAAATATAAAACGAAACATTGTTATTATATAATTCTTTCATTTTATTCATAAAATGAATGAAATATGGACGCAATAATTTATTACTTTGATTATAATATGGTGAAAGAACTTTAGTTATATTAATATTAGGTCCTTTATATTTTTTAATTAAATTATGTTTTATAAATAAACTCATCTGATATTGACAATTTCCTATTAATGTATTATCCAAATCAATTACAAATATATATTTTTTCATATTTACTAGTAGGTAATAAAAAATATAATAAATGAATAATTCAGAATTGTGTCAAAAATGGTTTAATAATAAAAATATAAATCCTATAAATAATCGTAAAATAAAATTGAACGGAACTTCTTATAAATATATATCTAAGTTATGCGATAATACAAATAATGCAAATATAAAAACAGTTATTTGCAAAAAGTGGATAGCCAATAAAAACAAAAATCCTATAACGAATACTAAGATCAAAGCAAATGGCACTGATTATAATAAATTCTTAAAATTATGTTATGACAAAAAAATATTTAATATTTTTAATCCTATAATCAAACGAATAACTAAAAATATTATCGATAGAATTAACTATTTTGTTATTATCCATAATTATATAAATAAAATTAAGGAAAAATATAATTGTGTCAAAAAGATAGATAATGTATTACATTTAGGTGATCGTATAATTTTAGATAAACAAATAGGAGAACCAGGCAAATACGGAGTTGTTTATTCTGGTTATTATAAACCAACAATAACAGAAAAAAAAGACCTTGGTAAAGTATTTAAATTTGCTGTTAAAATCTGCGAAATTACTAGAAAAAACAGGAAAGAAATAAAAATTGGAAAAAAAATAAATCGTCTGTTAATTGATATGAAATGCCCACATTTCTTATTTTGTTATGGATATTTAATATGCAAAACTAAAAAAAATAAATTTGATGATATTCCATTTGTTAATAATGGTTATTTCATAATAAACGAATTGGCTGATAATACATTTTTTTATCTTATTGTTGAATTATGTAAAACCAAAAATAATGAATTTCATAATATTATGAGAAATGCATTCGTTCAGATTTATCTTTCTATAATTTTTTTTAATAAATATTCTAAATATAACCACAATGACACACATATCAATAATTTTTTATATGTAAAAATTAAAGCAGGTGGATATTATCATTATAAATTGTTTGGTATTGATTATTATGTTGAAAATATAGGTTATTTATGGGTAATTAATGATTTCGGATTAGCATCAACTTTAACTTCAATAAAACACGATCTAATTTTCTTTACATATAATCTAACTAAAAATCTTGGGGATGTTGAAGGTTTGTTTGATAATAATACTACTGAGTTTTTTTATAATTTTATGAAATTATTAAATAAGAAAACTTGCAAACTTTCTGATATTATCATTTTTTTAAATAAAAATTTAGCAGACAATTTTACAACCAATAAACCTGATAATATTATTAATAAAAATCCGTATATTATAGAATGATTAATATAAATTCATTAACAGATAAACAATTTAAGGAAATTTGTGATAAATGGATATCAAACAAAACTATAAACCCTTTAACAAATAAACGTATAAAAGAATATGGACCAACTTATAGATATTTTCAAGAATTGTGTTCTCAAGGTTTAGCTGATGAATTATTTAAAAATAGAGTATCTGCAGATATGAATACTCGTATTAATTATTATTTAATTGTAAAAGATTATATTGATAAAATTAAATTGCAAAATAATAATAATTGTGTAAAATTTTACAAACTTGTTGATAATAGTATTCAATATAGCATAGGTAAAAACATTATTTTAACTGAACGATTAGGAAAAGGTTCATATGGTGTTGTTTATAAAGCCTATTTTAGACCTTCTAATATTATAAAAAGAGAATATGGAAAACAATTTAATTTAGTTATTAAAATTTGTGAAATAACTCAACATAATAAATTAGAAATTGAAATTCTCTTTAAATTATCGCAGCTTATAATTAAGCAAATATGTCCACATTTTCCTATGTGTTATGGATATTTCATATGTCACAAAGCCTTAGAATCATCAGATAATATTACTAAACTAACTTCTGCTGAATCATCTAGTGTTTTAAATAACAGATCGTATTTTACTAGTAGTTTTGATGATAATACCAATTTTATTGATAAACCTAATATATATTTGCAAATAAATGAATATGCCAATAATAGTACATTATCAAAGATTATTAATGGTTTACATATAGATGCTTGTATTAATACCATAATACAATCATTTATTTCTATTGCATTTTTTCAGAAATATATAAATATGGCACATAGAGACACACACGGAAATAATTTTTTATGTCATACTATAAAACCAGGCGGATATTTTCATTATAGAATTTATAATGAAAATTATTATCTTGAAAATATAGGTTATTTAATTGTTATCAATGATTTTGGCTTAGTAAAAGATTTGAATGAATTTACCTTATTGTATGATTTTAAGAAATTTGTAATATGGTTCAATAAACATAAATCTTCAAGATCAGAATTTTATATCATTAAAAATTTTATGAGACAGTTAATAATTAGAGGATATAATAACGTAAATTCGTTTTATAAATATTTATTTAAATTTATAAATTCAGCTTTTCCACAATATTTATTAACTTCTAAACCAATAGGACCGATTATTATAAATAAAGATCCCTATATTATAGAATAAATGCCAATTTTTGTCAATGTTAGAACAGATACATCTACACCAAGTGATAGCAGTATTTCTGTTAGTACTTTATCAAAAAAAGGTAGTTTAGCAACCAGAATAGCATATTTTAAATCAATTAATAGATATATAAAAAGTCAAGCTAATTATGATCCTAATAATTGTTTTAAATTTGACGATAATATTATAGCAATAGGCAATGATGACAATAAAAAAAATAGAATTATTTTAGATAAAAAGATTGGCAATGTTAGTAAATACGGTATTGTATTTTTGTCTCATTTTAAACACGCAAACGGTAAAATATCGACATTCACAACTAAAATAGTAGATAGTTCAAAGAATTATAATCATATTGAAGCATATGTTTTACAAAAATTAACAGAATTAAATGTTAGAAAAAAAATATGTCCCAATTTTCCTATTTGTTATGGCGTCCTACAATGCGATAATTTATTTAAAGAACAACATAATATATCCTTAAATCAATTGAATTATAAGAGATTATTATTTACATTTAATGAATTAGCAGATAATGATCTGGCAACATTACTCAATAGTCGTAATTATACAAGTAAAATATTATTAAATGCTTTATCACAGATATTTATGGCTATTATGTTTTTTAATAAATATATTGAAGCATATCATAGAGATAGTCACGCTGGTAATTTTTTATATCACAAAATTAAACCAGGTGGTTATTTTCATTATAATATTAATGGTACTGACTATTATATTGAAAATCTCGGTTATTTGTGGGTAATTTGGGATTTTGGTTTAATAATACCTTTTAAAAAATTGAATTATCCAAATAATGAAAAACATCTTTACGATAAAAAAATACCTATTAATCACGATTATATTTATATTTTATTGAAAGGTTTTATTAATACTAAAATACCTGTTATTACAATTATTTTTGAAAATATTTATGCTAAATATAATAATGTTTATGATGTTAATAAAATGCCATTTTTAATTACTGATATTTTAAATACACTTGTTAAATATACAGAAGGTTGTTTTTTAACATCTTTACCAGCTAAACATAGTAAAATTATTAATAGAATTCCATATAAATATTAAATTTGTTTTTTTTTTCAAATAATATTATTAAAAAATGATATTATAATAATCTAATAATATTTATACGATGTCGTCTGCCGTATCTGCTATTAATTGCAATCTTAATTGTATCTGCGTTAATAACGATTGCTTATACAATCATTATATTCCTTACAAGGATAGAAAGATTGTGAAGCGGTTTTATGATGCACTGGCGAAAAAGAATATCAACGAACCTGGTATGGATATCCGAAAAAAAAATTGCACATTTGGTCAATTATGTGAAAAAGAAGATTGTGGTTATAAGCATCGTCTTTCGTTTCAAGATAGAGAAAAATTGATTGTTTCTTACAAATTCAATAAAATCTGTCCTGAACCTTCGCAAGTTGCAAAAACATCAACTGCAAAATCAGACAAACCTATCTTCAATAATCATAATTCATTCGCATTTCTTGAAGAAGAATCTGAGGAAGAAGAGGAAGTAAAAGAAGAAGAAGCTATTGTTGTTAATAATACTTCTAAAACTTGGGCATCAATCGTCAAAAATAAAAAATCTACAGTGGAACCTTCAAAGAAAGAAATTTCTCTTAATTGGGAAGATTGTGCTGATGATGATTTCTTTATGACTTTTGAATAAAAGTTTATTTCATTGATTTAAAAAAACAAAAATAATATTATTTTTGTTTTTTTTAAATTCTATTTAAATAGATATGGCGGCAACAATACAACTTAGCAGTGATATTATTTTAAATATAGAAAAAAATTCAGATGCATTATTTCTCAGATTAAAAACATATATATGCTATGATATTATAAATTATATAACTTATATAAATAAGTATTATAGTAACGTTGATTGTAAAAATGATGTAAATAAATTGATTAATTTATTTACGCCATTTTTATATTATTTTATTGGCACAGATAAGTTTAATCATAATATTACTAGTGCTGCAGTACCAGGAGAGTATAATTATACTAATATAAACTATGCACATTTTAAAAAATTATATAATGCTTATAATCCTGGTATTCTTCCCTTTAATAAATTATTTGACAATGAACTTATTAGAAACAAAATAATTGAAGATATTATTGATATTGTAAAATATATATTATTAACAGATTATTTAACTTTAGACTATTTATATGGACAAATATGTATAAATATATACTTGCACGAAACACGAAAAGATAGTGATGTATTAACAAATAAATACATCACTAATAAAATTGATAGCATATTGCATTTTATTATGAGATTATTTACAAATACATTAAGTTATTATTTATATAATTTAAAATATTATATTACCTCTTCAGCTGTTCCTGCTCTTCCAGCTCCTGCTCCTGCTATGTTAAATGATAAAGATTGTTTAATTTATGCTGCTCAGGCTCTTTATAAAATTTTTTATACTTTTGCTTTTGCTGATTCTACTATTATACAATTTGATATTAATGATGAAATAAGAGATATGAAAAATAGAATTCAAAACTATAATCAGTCATTAGCAAATGTAAATCAAGATCTTACTAAAACTATAAGTTTAATTGAAGAATATATTAGGTTAGATAAAAATACTATAACTAGAGCTGAAATATGTAATTATGCTTGCTATTATGCTGTACACGCTTGTGTTATTGCTACTAAAGCTATTACACAAAATAATAACACTATAGTTTATAATTTTCCCCTGTTTAACAGTATGATTAATGCTAGTAATTATGCTGATTTTATTACAGAACTTCAGACATTAAAAACTTCTGATGTACGTTATAATAATTATGAAATTTTTAATGTTGCTACAATTAAGATATATAATAGTATCGTTACTAGTATAAATGAAGTAAATAATCTTTTAAGAAGTGGTATTTCTATTGATGATTTAATTATTCCTATTACTTTAATTAATAGTTTAATATTTTCTATAACATATATATATTTTTCTGAAAATCGCGATATACCTATATCGGATTTTAATCTCTATATACTACCAACTATTAATAATTTTATTACGAATATTTTAGATACTAATCCTAATAATATAAATATTATGAGAATATTAGTAAATTTGAATATATATAGTAAAACCCCTATTAGTAATACATATAGTAATGCTGTAGCAGCTGGGACTACTGCTAATGTTCCTGATAGGAATCGAGACCTAGAAGTAGCAGCAGCAAAAGCAGCTTTAACTACTATTGAAGACCTTTATGATTTTGTTAGTAAACAAGCTCCCCCGCCTCCACCTCCACCTCCAGCTCCAGCTGGAGCTGGAGCTGGTGATATTGAAGCAACTAAACAAGTATTATTAAACAACATAAATAGATTTGATATTAGTGGTGATTTAAGTGAGACAACTTATCATAATCAATTAATATCAAATCTTCAAATTGATAAATTAAATGAGTTATTAAAAGACATATATTATGATAAATTAAATAACTGTGCTGATACGCCTAATTATACTAGAAAAATATTTGGGGGTAATATAAATCTTGCAGATATGTCATTTAATAATCCTTTGTATTTATTAAATCATACTATTATGAATTTATGCAAATTACATAAATTAAATACTATTATTAAAACAAATATATTTAATGCAACCAGAGATAACTATAAATCTGTATTAGAAACTAATAAAGCTGACTTTATTAAATAAACTTAGTTCTTAAAGTAAATAATTTAAAAATTGATTTTATTATTATAACTAAAATTACAACAATGGAAGGTTGTTTATATAAGCAGTTTTCAACTGATAGTTATTATTTGGTTAATGGTGTGGCATCGTATTTTATTTTAGTAAAAGATTTCGTGAATTTTGGCGAAAGATTTATTCAAAAAGATGAAATAATGACGCATTATTATTTGATTGAATTTAATCCAGAAAATGTTAAGATATTATTAGATTCTTATAAAGAGTTTGAAGATAATATCAATTATACAGGGTTGAGAGATTTCTATCAAATTAGTTATAATGATCGGAAATATTTCATTAGAAATTGGAATGATGTTTACAACTTCATTGTAAAAAATCATTAAAACAAAAATGCCAAAAGAAGTTATATAAACAATGATAACTTCTTTTGGCATTTATACTAAAGTACCTTTGAATATTTTTCAAGCAGGTATAAATAAAAATTCGATTTCTCCTAATTTGAGGATAAATAATCCAGAATTTAATTATTTTTATTTTGATGAAAATAATTGTGAAAAATTTATTTTTAATAATTATCCAATTTCTGTATATAATACTTATAAATCATTAATACCAATTGAATATAAATTAGATCTTTGGAAGTATTGCATTTTATATAAATACGGTGGTATATATATTGATGAAAAATATGAAGACAATATTAAACTGATTGAATTGATCAACTATAATTTTTTTGTTAAAAATAAAAATCACTATTACAATAAATTATTAATTAACAGTGATTTTATAATTACAAAAATTAATAATCCTGTTCTTAATATGGCTATAAATGAAATTGTTAAAAATTGCAACAATAATTATTACGGTATTGATGTTTCATTTCCTACTGGTTCAGGACTTCTAGGAAAACTATTTAAAGAAAATAATTTAATTGCTCATTTGTATTATAATGATGGAGCAATTAAATTCAATAATACTATAATAATGAAAACTAAAATAGATTATAAACAATCCAATAATAATTATTATTTATGGATGACAAAAAAAATTTATAATAAACAAAAATGACTTTTTGTTTATTTTTGTTCCTCCTCCTTTTAATTTAGATCTTCTGAATGGTCTCGTTCAGATCTACATTGCATTTCTTATTTTTTTCAATCAGTCTGCCGTGATAGACTTTCGTGACCTCATAACCAATTCCACTTTCATTAACCTTATAGGCAGTGAAGTCGTCTGACCAACAAGTCATAGTGAAAATCAAATCAGTCAATACTTTACTTTCGTTATCATAGACAGCGAAAGTGTGTTCAGACTTGAAGTATTTGATAAGTTTGCCGTCTTCAACCAGTAAATACGGCTCGACTAATACACCATCAACCTGTTTAATTTGATAAGTATTGCCACCATAAATATAGGTATCGTCATCCATCTCAATGAAAACTTCAACATATTCGCACATTTTGACTTTTCTGAGTAAAACTTTTTCAACTTTACTAAAATTATTTTAAAGTAGATAACTATCAATTTTTATATAAACTTACTTTAAAATTAATACAAATTTAATTTGCTAATATTTATTCGTATTAATATAAAAAACTGATAATGAACAATTCAAATAATTATTCATCAATCAGCAATGTTGCGTGAAGTGATCATTGTCATCGCCTTGAATATTGGATTTATCCTTATGAATATTTCGACAGTCGAAGCTCGTAGTACTGCAATGAGCCGCAATTATTTGAAGAATGTCGAAAAAACAATTGTGAATAATTGCAATAATCGAGCGTTTCGTTTGACAAACAACACGGAAGTATTTGAATGTATCAAATACAAAAAGGGCGATTGTTGCAATCTCGCAAATTTTACTGAATTCAGCAACATCAGAAATGAATGTATCTCGGAATATCATTCTGAATTCGGTAAGGGTGTGTTGATTTCAATTGCAATCTGGATTGTTATCATCACCCTTTGTGCGATGAAACCTTATTAAAAATAAAATAAGGGAAAAATAAAAACTCAAAATTATGACATTAGTAATAAGTCATAATTTTGGTTTTTTTTCTTGTTCTACAATGCGATTACATTATTTAATAGATTATTTTCACGAAAATAAAAAATTGCCTTTAGTTTTTGATAGTAAAGATTGCTATAGGTGGTATAAAAAATATGATGATAATATGGATATTACATTTAATTATTTTAAACATTATGACGGAATACCTGAAACTATTGAATATGAAAGAAATATAAATTATAAAGAATGGTTTCAATTTAAAAGTTATAATCAATTGGATTTTGAAGGAATAATACCATTTATTAGAAAATATTTTTCACCATCTGATAAAATACTAAAAATTATTAAAACAATCGAAGAAAAATACAATTTAGATTATGATAATATTTGTGTTTTGTTTTTTAGAGGTAATGACAAAATAACTGAGGTTGAATTACCATCATATGAAGAATATATTTATTACGGAAAATATGTATTGAATCTGTATCCAAATGTAAAATTTTTAATTCAATCAGATGAAACAAATTTTATAAATACAATGGCTAAAGAATTTGCTAATCATATTATATTCAAAGATGAAATAAGACATATTCAAGACAATACAACTACTGTTGATAAAGTTTTCAAAGAAACTAATTTTGAATATTCACTTAATTATTTAGCAATAACAATAATTATGAGTAAATGTAAATATATTATTTGTAATTCGGGTAATTGTTCAATTTGGATAATGTTTTATAGAGAACACGCAGAAGACATTATTCAATTTCGCGCTTGCACTTTTATATAAAGTTTAAAACCTGATAAAATAATTAAATGAACTTAACAACACAGCACGACGGTGGTTTTTTTTCTTGTTGTTCTGTTAGATTACATTTCTTAATAGAATTTTTCAATAAATATAAAGAATTACCTGCTGTTTATATAACAAAAAAGTATTTTGAATGTAATAAAAGCCATCCTGAAGAAGACTTAACTTTTGATTATTTTGTTCATTATAATAATATTTATGGTGATATTAAATATGATCGAGATATTGATTTTAAGGAATGGTATCAATATAAACAATTTGACAAATTGGACTTAGAAGGTTTATTACCATTCATTAGAAAATATTATACACCAACTGAAAAAATATTTGAGATTGTTAAAATGATGGAAGAAAAATACAACATAGATTATGATAATATTTGTGTTTTGTTTTTTAGAGGTAATGACAAAGCAACAGAAGTAGAATTACCAGCAATTGATTATTATATAGATTATGGAAAATTAATCTTAGAGAAAAATCCAAATATTAAATTTTTGATTCAATCAGACGAAACAAATTTTATTAATGATATGAAAGAAGAGTTCCCGAATAATCTTATTTTTTATGACGAAATAAGACACATCTACAAAAAAAATACAACAGTCAACAAAGTATTCAAAGAAAGTAATTATCAATATTCTTTGTATTATTTTGCAATAACAATAATTATGAGCAAATGTAAACATATTATTTGTAATTCTGGGAATTGTGCATTATGGATGGTATTTTATAGAGAAAATATAAAAAATATAGTTCAATTGTCTGCGTGTGAAGATGTATAAAAACCTGTTTTGATTTCAAAACCAGAGTTTGTTATTATAGAAAAATCTAAATTCCATTTGATTTTATTTCTTTTATTCCATATTTCATAAGCAGTTTTAATATGATTGTCTAATTCTTCTTCTGTAAAATTATTTATTTTTTTTATATGACTATTGATATTATCAATATTTTTGCGTCTTTTTGAGTGTCCATAATGTGTTGCTGAATGACATAATTTGCAAAGTGCAATAATTCTTACCAATTTTTGTGTTTGTGTTTCTTCATTAAAATCCCATCTTTCGTGAGCTTCTAAATATTTATTTCTTTTTCTTCCACAACATTCGCACCTATTATCAACTCTCTCGTAAATATGATGTCTTATTAAATTCCAGTCACAATCATTAAAAATTGATCTAACATTCTTAAAATAAGTTGTTTTAGGTATCATATCTATATATAATTTGTTTTCTCCAAATGTTCTGTCCTCTCCTATAATTGTTATATCAATCTTATAAACATCATATAAAGCACATAATTGATTATCTTCTTCACAAGACCATTTTTTTGCCTTTGCATCCCATATTGCTCCCATACTTTTAGCTTTTTTCCTATCACTATAAGGAATGTTTAAATAAATCATTTTTACATTTCTATTTATATAAATAGCGTTTAAATAAAAAAAGTCCAAAAATCTTT